ATTGCCGCAGAGCCTACGACTTTCTGGATCAGTACGATCATATTATCTTTTGCTTTGACAACGACGATCATGGCCGCGCTGCTGCTCTAGAATGTGCTGATATCTTTGGTGGCAAGTCTAGGATCTATCATCATGGTGAGCACAAGGATGCATGTGACTACCTGCTGAACGCAGACAAGGATGAGTTTGTTAAGCGATGGTGGGCAGCGAAGACCTACACACCTGATGGCATGGTGATGTTGGGTTCTCTACGTGAGGCGTTGAAGAAACCCTTGGAGGAGGCAGAGGTACGCTACCCATACAAGGGACTTGACGACATGACGTTTGGTGTACGTCCGACTGAGCTTGTCACCATCTGTGCTGGCTCTGGTCTAGGTAAGTCTACGTTCATGCGTGAGCTAGTGTTCTCCATACTTGGGCAGACCAACGACAGGGTGGGACTAGCCTTCCTTGAAGAGACACCAGACAGGACAGCGCGTGGTCTAGTGGGACTACAAATCAACAAGCCTATCCACCTTCCGGGCTGTGACTACTCAGCCAGTGAGGTAGACCAAGTGTTCGACAGCCTTGACCTTGATGACCGTGTTGTACTGTGGGATACCTTTGGCTCCAACAAGATAGAAAACGTGTTGGCTAGGTTCAGGTATCAGATCAAGGTGCTGGGTGTTCAGTACATTGTGCTGGATCACATCTCAATACTGGTGTCGGATCAGGACAACGGTGATGAACGCAAGGCTATCGATGAGATCATGACCAAGCTACGTATGTTCTGTCAGGAGATGCGTGTGTGTATGTTTGTTGTGTCACACCTGAAGCGGCCTGATGGTAAGGGACATGAGGACGGTGCATACACCAGCCTTGGACAGCTACGTGGTTCAGCAGCGATAGCACAACTGAGTGACATCGTGTTAGGATTAGAGCGCAACGCACAGGCAGAAGATCCTATGGTACGTAACACTACCAACGTGCGTGTACTCAAGAATAGATTCAGTGGCATGACAGGCCCAGCTACGTCGCTGATGTATAACAAAGATACGGGGAGACTCTCAGAGGTATTTGAATGAGATGTGTAGCTTGTGATAAGGTGTTAAGTAACTACGAACTGACCAAGAAGTTTAGTGTTAGTGGTGAGTTTGTTGATATGTGCAACGAGTGTAGTCGATTCCTTGTTGATGATGACTTGACAGCGGTAGGTAATCTAGACTATGCTGACTTATATGATCTTGAGGAGATTAAATATGTCGAAGATGAGCAGTTGGATTATGGCACAAGAACAGAATATGGAGATGAGGGAGAATGGTTATGAACTCTCAAGTAGACAAACGCTTGATCTCGCCTACTACGAATACTGTGTTTATAGACATAGAGGCAGACGGCCTGAACCCTACGAAGATACACTGCGTGGTTACAAAGAGATCGAACGAAGCTCACTTGATCCACTTATCTAGACGGAGCTTAATGGATGAACTGGCAAAGGGTGGATCGATATGCGGGCATAACCTTATTGGGTATGATGTTCCTGTCCTTAACAGGTTATGGGGTACACGCATTCCAGAATACAGAGTTGTGGACACACTCGTACTTTCTCGTTTGTTTCATCCCGATTTGGATGGTGGTCACAGCCTCGCTGCTTGGGGAACTAGGCTCGGGTTTCCTAAAGGTGAGCATACGGATTGGGAAGAACTCTCTGATGAAATGGTGGAGTACTGCAAAAGAGATGTTGACGTAACCGAACGTCTGCACAATGCGCTCATGTCACAGATGCAGATGTTTGGATTCACTAAACATTGTGTTGATCTGGAGCATAGCGTTGCGTTCATCTGTAGGGATCAGGAAGAGAACGGGTTTGAGTTTGACAAGGATGGTGCAGTCAAGCTGTACGACGAACTGATTACCCGTATGACTAGGATAGAGAACGACCTACAACAAGTGTTCCCACCCATAGTAGAGGAGAGGTACAGTGACAAGACAGGTAAGAAACTCAAGGACAAAGTTACGGTATTCAATGTCGGTAGTAGACAACAAATTGCAGAGCGGCTTGTTGGCAAGGGTGCTGTGTGGAAGGAACTCACTCCCGCAGGAAAACCGAAAGTCGATGAGGCGACACTTAAAAAGCAGACTCACATTCCAGAGGCAAAGATCATACTACGTTATCTTCTCTGCCAGAAACGAGCCTCTCAAGTTGACTCGTGGATTAAAGCAGTTGGCGAAGACAAGAGAATACATGGCAGAGTCAGGCACATCGGCGCTGTCACCGGACGGATGGCGCACTCCTCTCCGAACATGGCTCAAGTGCCTGCTGTAAGGGCTGAGTATGGTAAGCAGTGTCGTGAGCTGTTCACCGTTCCAGAAGGCCGTGTTCTTGTTGGTGCTGATGCCAGCGGTCTTGAACTACGTATGCTTGCACACTACATGGATGATGAATCCTACACCAACGAGATACTATCAGGTGACATACACACAGCTAACCAGACAGCCGCAGGACTAGAGACAAGAGATCAGGCTAAGACATTCATCTATGCGTTCCTGTACGGTGCAGGTGATGCGAAGATAGGCAGTGTCGTAGGAGGCAGTGCCGCACACGGTAAGCGTCTCAAGGCAGCATTCCTAAAGAACACACCTGCGCTGGCAAAGCTGCGGTCAAAGGTTATGACTGATGCAGAGACAGGGTTCTTAACTGGACTGGATGGCAGACGTATACGGGTACGATCACAACATGCAGCACTCAACACATTGTTGCAAGGTGCTGGCGCTGTGGTGATGAAGCAGGCTATCGTTATCCTGTATGATTTGTTGGAACGTGTTAACTTCAAGCTGGTTGCACAGGTACACGATGAGTGGCAGATAGAATGCAAACCAGAAGATGCAGACTTCATTGGTAAGTCTTGCGTCAACGCAATGGTATTCGCAGGTGAACTCCTGCAACTGAACTGTCCGCTGGACGGAGAGTATAGAGTTGGTACTAGTTGGTGCGATACTCACTAGCACAATTCTATTTTATGTGGTATAATATTATGGTAAGTTTAATTAACGGAGATATTTCGTATGTCTAATGAAGCACCCAACGTAATGGTAAAGTGTGACTTGTTCTGGCCTAACCTGACTCACAAGAATGAGTTAGCTGGTAAGTACACAGTTGATCTTGCCAACCTTTCTGACGCTGCGGTCATTGCGTTGGAAGACATGGGTATCAGTATCAACAACAAAGGAGATGAGCGTGGATCGTACATCACCTGTAAATCTAACAACAAGTACCGAGCATTCAACCCAGACGGATCTGAGATGCTTATCAAGGGACGCACACCCCGAGACGACATGGACGACCCAGAAGCGGGAGTCATTGTGGGTAATGGTTCCAAAGCCAAGTGCCTCATCGGGTATTACGATTGGGAGTACCTCAAGAAGAAAGGTCGTAGTGCCACACTCAAGCGTCTTGTGATTGATGAGGTTGTAGAGTACGCACCTGAAGTCGAAGAGATGGAAGCTCTGTGATACTGATTGATGGTGATATGCTGGTGTACCGTGTAGGGTTTGCCTGTGACGAAGAGACTGAAGACGTTGCAACGCAGACCCTAGACAACTACCTGTCCGAGATGGTCATGGATTTGTCTAAGCACTATACATCCAGTATTGTGTACCTAACGGGTAAGGGTAACTTCAGGGACGAGGTTGCCGTTACCCTACCCTACAAAGGTAATCGTTCTGACAAGCGAGTACCAGTACACAAGAATCTGTTACGTGAGTTCATGGTGTCAGAATGGAACGCACAGGTTGTCAATGGCATGGAAGCTGATGATGCTATTGCAATGAAATCGACTGAGCTAGACCACGATGTTATTATCTGCTCACTAGATAAAGACTTCAAACAGATACCTTGTCGTATGTATGACTACACCAAGAAAATGTTAAATGCATTTAACAAAGAAGATGCTATGCGCTGGTTGTACAAGCAGGCGCTGATGGGTGACAGGGTTGACAACATCCCCGGCATCCACGGTATCGGTCCTAAGAAAGCAGACAAGATCATTGACCCATGCACAACAGAGTGGGAGTGTTACAGTACTTGTCTTACTCACTATTGGGACAACGATCTGGATGAAGACAGACTGATGGAGAGTCTACAACTTCTGTATCTGTTGCGCTCAGACGATGATAAGTATGAAAAACCATCGGAGGTTTAGCAGTGCAAACTATCGTCCCAACAGATGAACAGAAAAACAAAGCCCTTGAACTTGCTAAAGAGATGGGACACATACGAAATAGTATAACTAAAGGAGAAGGAAACTTTGCTGGATTCTTAGCAGAAATTATCGTTGCTGATCTGTTAGGTGTTGAGCGTTCTCCTACAAAAGACTATGATCTTACTCTTGATGATGGAAGAACAGTGGATGTGAAAACGAAACGTACTACTGTTGTCCCTAAGCCCTATTATGATTGCAGTATAGCCGCCACATCTACTCATCAAGGTTGTGATCTGTATATTTTTACACGCTACATGGAAGGCGGTGCGTTGTATGTATTGGGAGATTGCAGCAAAGATGACTACTTTAATCGTGCTAGGTTCTTAAAGAAAGGAGACAAAGATGGAGACAACGGCTTTGTTGTTAAAGCTGATTGCTACAACTTACCTATAGCAGAACTAACCAACCTAGTTGTATGAAGAAATATGATTCCAAGTTTGAGAAAGCAGCACATGAGATTATGCAGTGCTGCGAGTATCACCCAGAACAACGCATCTTTTATCTTGTTCCTAAGCACTATGAGCCTGACTTTGTTTACACAGACCGTGGTAAGACTGTCTACATAGAAGCAAAGGGGAGGTTCCGTACATCCGAGGAGGCGCGTAAGTATGTCATCATCGCAGAGACACTTGGGCCAAAGGAGGAGCTGGTATTTTTGTTCCAACGTCCCAAGACACCAATGCCGGGATCCAAAAGACGAAAGAATGGTACACGCTACACAATGGCAGAGTGGGCAGACAAGCAAGGGATCAGATGGTACACACTTGAAACAATACCAATCATATGGTCAAAAGGATGGACAAAATGACTAGACACCTAGTGATACCTGACACTCAGATTAAACCAGATCATCCTATCGATCATATGGTTTGGGCAGGACGCTATGCTGCTGCTACCAAGCCTGACGTTATCATACATCTGGGGGACCATTGGGATATGCCATCGTTGTCATCGTATGACGTTGGTAAGAAGTCGTTTGAAGGTAGACGTTACTCTGCTGATGTTGAAGCAGGCAACGAAGCTATGCAGGTATTCATGGACTGCATCAGAGCAGAGCAGTCACGTATGCGTAGGATGAAGAAGAAGGTATGGAAGCCTCGTCTTATCTTTACTCTAGGTAATCATGAGTACCGCATTGAACGTGCCGTGGAGAACGATGCAAAGCTAGAAGGACTGATGAGTTATGAGGATCTCAATCTCAGGGGCTGGGAAGTGTATCCGTATCTTCAGCCGATTATTGTGGACGGTGTTGCTTATTGCCACTTTTTCACTAGCGGTGTCATGGGCAGGCCAGTCACTAATGCAAAGCTACTGCTCCAAAAGAAACATATGTCATGCATCATGGGACACGTACAAGACAGAGACATTGCATTCGACAGAAACGCAGCCGGTAAACGAATGACTTCTCTGTTTGCTGGTATCTACTATCAGCATGATGAGGAGTACCTTAACCCACAGACTAACGGATCATGGTCTGGTCTTTGGGTACTGAACGAAGTAGACAACGGCACATTTGATGAGATGCCTGTATCTATGACATACCTGCGGGGGAAGTACGGTGCTAACTCTTGACGAAATACTAGAACGAATAGCGTCACGCTATGATGAAGTAACTATCATGGAAGCGTTAGAGATTACGTCTGAAGAGTTAGTTGAACGGTTTTCTGACAAAGTAAACACAAACAGTTGGAAGTTTGATCTGGAGGAGGAAGGTTATGAGTAACGAATGGACTACTTATTCAGGTAGCGTTAATGATGCTGCTCCTGAACAGTGGGACAAAGCAAGCAAGACAGTGTACGGTAAGCTGTCACACCCAAGCAACGTAGCTACCCAACGTCAAGTAGGTGGCAATCATTATAACAAGTATGAGATACAACCAGTTGATTTTATTCTTGCGAACAAGTTGGATTGGTGCGAGGCCAACGCAGTAAAATACATTACCCGCTGGAAAGATAAGAACGGAGTAGAGGATTTACGTAAAGCTATCCACTACATTGAAATGCTAATACAGCGAGAGATAGGATGAAAATAGTTGAAGGTAATTTTGTAAGGAAAAAAGACGAAGATGTTAAAACCTCTGAGTTCCTAGCAGCACTGGCTATGCGTAGTGCTGAATACGAGAAGGAAAAAAGAGAGATTAAATGCGTTGTTGTCATGTACGAAGACGGTGAAGTGTTTGAACTAACAGCCACCGAACAATACCCTGATGGTGTATACTTACTACTTGGCCTAGCTAAAGCAGCAATAGAAAACGAAACATTAGGAATTACTTAGTGGATGGATAGCCCCTGTATAAAACAATGCAAGCTTATTAATAATAAATGCACAGGGTGTAACAGAACAGTAGAAGAAATAGTTAACTGGACAAGATACACAGACCAACAAAGGAGTAGCATCATTGGACGCTTATCAACAATACATACACAAAAGCAGATACGCACGATACCTACCAGACGAGAATCGTAGGGAAACGTGGGAAGAGACAGTCAATCGGTATGTCAACTACTGGGTAGACAAAGCAGACCTCAACGACTTTGATGTAGCAGAGCTGTTCAAAGCTATACATGATCTAGATGTAATGCCTTCTATGCGAGCACTGATGACCGCAGGTGAGGCTCTGGATCGTGACAACGTAGCAGGGTTTAACTGTAGCTATCTTCCTATTGATCATCCCAAAGCATTTGATGAGATGATGTACGTGCTTATGTGCGGTACAGGCGTAGGCTTCAGCGTCGAACGGCAGTACATTGCAAAGTTGCCAGAAGTAGCGGAGACATTCCATGAAACCGATACAGTTATTAATGTTGCAGATTCGAAGATCGGATGGGCGAAATCGTTTAGGGAGCTGGTATCATTGCTGTACTCAGGTCAGATTCCCCAATGGGACGTTAGCCGAATACGACCTGCAGGTGCCACACTCAAGACTTTCGGAGGCCGTGCAAGTGGTCCTGAGCCTCTCGTCGATCTCTTCAAGTTCACAGTTGAACTCTTTCAAGGAGCTTCTGGACGACGCCTTACGTCCATTGAATGCCACGATCTTTGCTGCAAGATTGCTCAAATCGTCGTCGTCGGAGGGGTCAGACGAAGCGCTCTCATCAGTCTCAGCAACCTCACAGACGACAGACTCAGACGATGCAAGCATGGACAGTGGTACATAGATGAACCACAAAGAGGGTTAGCTAACAACTCAGCGTGTTACACAGAGAAGCCTGACTTTGAGGCATTCTTAAATGAATGGACAAGTTTGTATGAATCGAAATCCGGAGAGCGAGGCGTCTTTTCTAGAGTGGCTAGTCAAAAACAAGCTGCAAGAAATGAGCGAAGAGATGCTACCTATGATTTTGGAACTAATCCATGTAGTGAAATCATCCTCCGACCCTATCAATTCTGCAACCTATCAGAAGTTGTTGTCAGGTCAACCGATACGCTCGCAAGCCTCAAACGAAAAGTACGTATTGCAGCTATCCTTGGAACTCTACAAGCTACGTTAACTGACTTTCGTTATCTACGTAACGTGTGGAAAACAAACACAGAGGAAGAAGCACTGTTGGGTGTAAGCCTTACGGGTATCATGGATCATCCTATCCTGTCAGGACGAGAAGACAAAGCTAAACTAAAGAAGTGGCTTACGGAGATGCGTAATGAAGCTATTGTTACCAACGAGCAATGGGCTAAGAGACTGGGGATTAAACCTTCTGTCGCTATTACTGCGATTAAGCCTAGCGGTACTGTTAGTCAGTTGGTCGATAGCGCTAGTGGTATCCATCCTCGTTATAGCACACAGTACATTCGACGAGTACGCGCAGATGCTCGTGATCCATTATGCTCCGTGTTAGAGGCCGCTGGTGTCCCTGTGGAGGACGATCTAATGTCCCCCAGTACACGGGTATTCAGCTTCCCTATCGCGTCTCCTGAAGGCGCTGTGACAGCTTCAGACATGGGTGCTATGGAGCAGTTGGATCTGTGGGAGATATATCAGGACTACTGGTGTGAACACAAGCCGTCAATGACCTGCTACTATCGTGACAATGAGTTTCTAGAGGTGGGACAGTGGCTGTACAACAAGTTTGATAAGGTGTCAGGTATTAGTTTCCTACCTTATTCAGACCACACGTACCAACAGGCACCGTATGAACCCGTGGACAAGAAAACGTACAACCAGCTGGTCAAGGACTTTCCCAAGGAAATATCGTGGGATATAGAAGAGGCCAGCGATATGACTGAAGGGTCACAACAACTGGCCTGCACAGGTAACAACTGTGAACTTTAGAGTGCTGGCATTAGTTATTCTTATGTTGCCAGCGTGTACTGTGGTCACTACTTCTGATCCACAATGGGAGTGGCCTCAAGACATGAAGAATATAGAGTAACCGTTGCTTTTGCCTACGTCCTCTGGCTTATCCTTTGGGTCATGGGGCGTAGGTATTCCTTCCGACTGCATCTTCTTGATGCGCTCTTTAGAACGCTGACACATACTGTGATAGTCGATAGACGTATAGGAAACTGTGTGGTCTTTGTCTTTCATGTTATTCCTCTTTAGTTGGTTCACCTAATACTTCAGTAGCTACACCTATTGAGTTTTTCAGCGCCGGTACTTGCATGATATGTTTAAAAGCTTTATCTACATCGCCTGTAATCAAATCAATACCAGCAGCACCACCCTGCTCAATCAAACCCCCTGCAGGAGCAATAGAAGTAACAAGGTATTCATATGGATTAGCCTTAAACCTATTCCACTGGTACTGGCTAGTAGGCGCTTTGTTTAAAGTCAGAACAGAAAGAGGCTGATCTACAAGCGCCTTAAACAGAAGCTCTTCTCCTGTTATCTCGTCTTCCCCAGCAGAGAATACAAAGTCTCGTGTTTCATCTAGCACTGAGTATCCTACTCCTGCACTGGCAATGTACAAAGCTGAAAACTTAGCAGCATCTGATATGTTACCGTCTAACAGGTTGTCTAGCACCTTACGGCGCAACAAAGATCGTTGAACAATAGCAAAACCCATTAAGGTGTAGAAAGGTCTTAGCTTAGGATTTAAACTCCAAGCAAGAGGTCTACCAGCTACAGATATAAGCTGTTGTTGTCCTAGTCCTGCATAGGCTAGTGTTGTAACAAGGTCTAGCTCTTTGTCTGACATAGCTTCCAGATTAGTGCCATGTTTCCTAAAAGCATTAATCATTCGATACATTTCTTTTTCAGTAAAGTATCCAGACCACTTCTCTGCAAATCTACCTTGTCGAGCTGCATCGTAGCCGTGTTCAATAACAGCATTCATAACAGCACGTTTACCTATCGCGTCCATACCAGAGAACAGCGTCCACTTCATTCCTTTTTCAAGACCCTTAGCAGCTGCTCTGTTAGCTTTTCGTAAAGCGTCTACATCTCCCGACATATCAGCAAGATTATCCATCAGCTTCTGAGCATATTCGCCTTGCGTCTGTCTGTTAAGACCTGTAGTTAATGGGTCAACGTAGCTCTTACCTGCTTGAAAAGCTCTTGCAGTGCCTTTAATAGATGCTGACACACCATTTAACATAGGAGATACAAATGTATCGTGAAGGTTAAGGACAGCAGACTTGAGAGACATAAGCGTACCGCCATAAGATAGGGTACTTAACAGTTGCGCCCAAGCTGGTGGTATCTGTTGTGCCCCTGCTACTACATCGTAGATTATATTTACACCACGCTCTGCTACTTCATCAGGTAAGTCTTGTGCTAACCTTTGAGTAAGACGAGTAAACGCCTGTTCCCCTGCAGGCTTACCAGTACCTAAACTACCTACGTCAACTCTTTTAGATATATTATTTAAAAAACTATTTTGATTTAAGAGTCTAAAGTCAGTAAGAAAAGGATTCTGATAATCTTGAATCATCTCATCCGTAGCTTTTGCTCTGTTCTTCAGAGCTTTTTTAGACTGATCTTGTTGAACCCTAATAAAGTCTCTTCCGCTTTTCTTTGCATAAATATCATCTGAAGGAGTTGAAGCAACTTGAACGTGCAGACGCTCAGTACTGGGTAATGCTTCTTTACCTAAATTAAACCGCTGTTGAGCAAAAACTTTTGAACGAGCGTCCAAGTAATTAACAACATTGCTTAGGTCTTCATCCATGATTCCTGCTTTTTTAAGACGACTTAAAAACTCAGGACGTTTGTTTAGCCCTCTGGCATAGTCAAGCATAGCTTTAGCGGCTTCTTTATTAGTACGCCACGTTTGGACTACAGGAGCTAACGGAACAACAAAGTCATCAAAGAAATTATTCATCTCCCGTAATGAGTCTTCAGCAGCAAGCTTTACATCCCCTGCTAGTTGAGGACTTACGTTGTAATGTAGAGTATCTTCGGCAGTGTCAAAGAAAGTACCTACTTTACCCATAGGTTTAGTCGCGTTTCTTCCAAGCTCGTATACCTTAAAGTCTTTAGCTTTGTCCAAAACCTTTAGCTCTGGAAACTCTGTCTCGTTTGCTAACTGTTTTCTCGTAACAAACTCAACCTGCAACTCTTCAATTTCTTTTGAAAAGCGTTCAAACTGCTCATCAACAGCCGTCTTAACTTCATCAAGACTTTCCACTTTACCTACGCCGGGAACATCATAACCAGTTTTCTTAGTACCGGATATAAACACACCACCATACTCATAACCGCCTTCAACGCGTTTAGGCGCAGGCAATGTCTCAGCCTGACTACGTGCCTCTAGCTGTGGTCTATATGTTTCGTAAAGCTCTTTAGCCTGTGCTGTAACTTCATCGGGTGTATTAACTACGACAGGAGAATCTTCTACAGATACTGTTTCTTTACTTTTAGTTTTAACAGCAGCAGACTTAGCTGCTATGTCAGAAGAGGAAGGCATAACTACATCCAGAGCCTTACCCAAAACACCGCCTGTTGCAGCAAACAGCATTCCCTGTTCTAGTCTTTCTTCAGCAGTTTCTCCAGTACCTACACCATAAGTACCAAGTTCAATCGCTCCTTGCGCTGACATAGACTTAATGCCAGCTTTAGCAAGCCCCTTAGCCGCCCCTACGCCAGTAGCTATGCCCGGTAAAAGCTCTCCATAAAAAGCTGTTTTAGGAAAACGCCTTGCAAACTCAGCCATTTCGCCGCGTATGTCTGTAAGAGCTTCTTCGTAAGGCTTATCAGAAAACATAGCTTCAATTTCTTCACCAAAGCCTAACGTAACAGCTTGGGCAGTGGCTCTTTTAAAACCAGTAGCTAGTTGTTCTTGTTCATCTTTAAGAAAAGAAAGATAATCGTCCCTCGCGTTTTGCGTAACAGGCTCGGAAGATTCAGTTTCTTCGACTAAAGACCCACCTTCTAACAATTTAAGATATTCAGATTGAGCGCTCATTTACATACCTTGAGTTGTTCTAGCACGATATCTACTAGCTCGGGCTTCATCTTCTCTTATCTGAGCTTCAGCTTCAGATTCAGACATACCTTGAGCAATTAACTCTTGCTTGTATGCTGCTCGCTTCTCTGCCTTTGCAACAGACGCTTCTTGCCTTCCTGATTCTAAGTCAGGATCAAAACCGGGACGACCACCTGTAATAAGATTAAGACCTTCAGCTACAGCTTGCTCTGGGTTATTACGCAACTCAGGTTTTTCAATCATCAAACTAGTTATACCATCTACAAGCTTTTTGTAGTTATCAGTACCAATTTCATATTCGTCGTTCAGCAGCTCAATTAAGTCTTGACCTATAACACCTTCGCTTGGGCTTTCTAAACCACTCATGTGATTAATAGCCAGTGTAGCGTCTAACTCAACACGGTCTTTACTGTTCCTTTCTTGTTCTTTTGCGGTAAAATCAGCCTCAATAACAGACGCAATATCTTTTACAGCTTTTCTTTTTGCACCGGGAGCTGCAGTAGGTGCGCCAAGTATCGACAGAGCATCCTTTACTGAAGGATTATTTATAAGATTTTTATTATCTTTTAGGTATTGTTTTTGGAACGGTCCTAAGTCTTGAGCCTGTACTGCTTCTCTATTAGCATCATACATTTTTCGTAAGTTAGTTGCTTTTTCAAGAATCTGTGCTCTAACCCCCTCATCAAGACCTTCAATTGCATTAACAGCTTCGTTAATAGGTTGATTACTACGAGCAATACCAGCAGCTCGGGTGTCAATCATAGTTTGTTCAGCTTCTTTAGCAGCTGTAGCAGCACGTTGTTTTCTAATGTACAGAGCATCGTTTCTTGCTTGTATACCTTTAGCTGTCCTACCAGAAATAGAAGCCAGCTCAGTACTAGACAAGTTACCATCAACCGCAGATTGCTTCATAACATCTTCAATGCGTTGAGCCTCTGCATCATCGCCAGCCGCAAGAGCCGCTTGTCTTTCAATTTCAAGCTGATTTATACGGCTTCTGCTCTGATCTGTAACTACATTTTGTTTGGCTTGACGCGCAGCTAAAACTTTACCTTGATCTCCTGTTTTAACAGCCTCTTGAATAGCAAGATCAGCTAAATCTACCGGCCCCATAGTAGAAAGCATTCTTGCTTTTTCTTCACGCTCTCTCTGAAGACGCATAATATTAGGAGTCTGACCAACACCACGCGCAGCCTCAAACAAACCTTGCTGATAAGACGGCTGAAGCAGACCTTGTAAAAATGTTTGTGAGAATTTAGCCACGATTAGCCTCCCAGAATCTTATCAAGCAAGCTACCAAACAAAGAGGTAACTCCACCACCACTTGTTTCAACAGGATTAAACATACCACCCAATAGTCCTGTTCCTACTTGTCCAAGCAAATTAGCTCGTGCTTGTTCAGCAATCAATCGAGCCTCAAGACCACTCATCATAGTCTCACCGTACTGGCCTGCACCAAACAACTGACTCTGCTGTTGCAACTGCGGGTAAAGCTGTGCCGCTTGTTGTACGTTCAGCATCTGTGCTTGCGGTATGTATGCACCTGTGATAGCACCCAGACCAAGCTG